CGAACACAATTCGGCCCTTTTATTTAAATAAGGTGAAAAGATGAAGAAATTCCTAGTAAATATATGGGCTTATGACTACCACGGAAAGTTTGAAGTGGAAGCAGAAGACAATCCAACCTCATTGGAAAAAGCAATAGTTGACAAACTAGGGGAAAATGATATTATCTGGGAAAGAACGGGAATGTTCGCCCAAACAAACAGAATAACCTATGAGGAGGTTACTTATGATACAAGACCTATACAAAGCAAAAAGGTCCTTGGAGTTGAAGTGGGAACAGGAGCATCTATCTAATAATAGATACACTCTTGAAATGGTCAGGATTGATGACAAAGTTAAACAAATCATTACTGACATTAAGCTGGAAGAAGCAGCCATTGCTCACAGACAAAATACTGTAGAAGGTATTGCTCCGCAGGTTTCAGTAGCTACTTAATACAAAAGCTACATCGTAAAAACATCATTTACATTACAGGCTCTCTTGCGCTCTACTTAAAATTATTGTATAAAAGACACACTATATAAATTAACTAGAATACTGACGAGTATAGTCGACGGCCTAGAGACAGTATTCATAAACTAGGAGAATATAATTATGGCAAACACTACTTTTTCTGGACCAATATTAGCTGGTAGTATTAAAAATACTACTGGAACTACTGTTGGAACAGATATGAAAAACACAGGTCAAGTTGTAATGGCACAAAGCTTTGCAATTGATCTTTCAGGAGGAGCAATCGCAGCTGAAGCTTCTAATGTAATAATTCCAGCAAACTCTCAAATCATTGATTGTATTTTTGATATTATTACAGCAGCAAATACTACTACTAATATTAGTGTTGGTTTTGTTGGTGGCGCAGCTAATGCTCTTGTAAATGCTTATACAATTGGAACAACAGCAGGAAGACAATACCCAACAACAAAAGCGGGTGGAGCTCTTGCTTGGGAAGACATTGGAACTTCTGATCAAAGACTTAACTTTACTAATTCTGCAGGAACAAATGCAGGTGAAGTTAGAATCACAGTTACGTATCAGCAAAATACAAACTTTGCATAATAACTAATTAGTGTGGGGCTTCGGCCCCACATATAAATTTTAAGGAGAAACAATGGCATCATACTCAAGTGATCAACTCGTAGCTCACGCTACAGGAGACGGATTATTAGTTCCAAGAAACCAAAGAGCTAGAATAACTGGTATTCAAGCTGAAGGAGCTGCAAGTTCTTCTGTCGTATTTAAAAGTGGTGGATCTGGTGGAACTACAATAGCTACATTCAAATTTGGAACTGAAGGAATAGATTTTTATGTTCCTGGTTCTGGAATTCTATTTGAAGATGGAGTTTATTTAGATCTAACAAACACTCCGGGTGTTACTATAACATTTACGTAGGAGTAAATTGTGGCTACACTAACTTATACAGTAACCGTAGCATCGGGGACTAACGCTTTTGGAACCGCTAATAAATTTTTTATTAACGGAGAAGTAAGTCCTGTATTATTTTTACAAGAAGGCGATACTGTTGTATTTGATACTTCTGATAGTTCTAATACTAATTTTAAATTTTCTTTTTCAGCAACTAAAGATGGAACTTTTACAACTGGTGGAACAGAATATACAACAGGAGTTACACATACAGGAACTCCAGGAGCTACAGGAGCAAAAACAACAATTAATGTTGCGCCTGTAAGAACAGTCGGAGCACCTTTATTATTTTATTATAATTCAGGAGCTACAGCTACATCTGGTATGGGTAATACTGCTCAAACTATTTCTCCCACTTCTGAAACAACTGAATTTAATCCACAAATAGATGAAATTATAGAAGAAGCATTTGAAAGAACTGGTGTAAGAGGAACTAGAACTGGTTATCAATTAAGATCAGCAAGACGTTCTTTAAATATTATGTTTCAAGAATGGGGAAACAGAGGTGTTCATTTATGGAAAGTAAAATTAGCTAAAGTTCCATTAGTATTAGGACAAGCAGAATATAATTTTGCATCAGATTCAGAAAACTTTCCAAGTGATGTTAGTGATGTGTTAGAAGCATATTACAGGAATAATTCTACTACAACGGCTCCTCAAGATATTGCACTTACTAAAATAGATAGATCAGCATATTCACAAACACCAAACAAATTAACTAAAGGTACGCCTTCACAATATTATGTAGAAAGAAAATTAAATCCAAGTATATTTTTATATACAACACCTAGTTCAAGTATATCTAGTACAACTACACCAAGTAATTTTCAATTTTGTTTTTATTATCTATCAAAAATTCAAGACGTAGGTGCATATAATAATACATCAGATGTCGTAAATAGATTCTATCCTTGTATGATGTCTGGTTTAGCTTATTACTTAAGTCAAAAATATTCACCAGAATTAAGTCAAGAATTAGAACGAAGATATGAAAGTGAATTATTAAGAGCACTTGATGCAGACAACCAAGGTACGTCTACTTTTATTTCACCACAAACATTTTATGGAGAAGGAGTATAATGGGCAAGTATGCTTCTGGTAAACACGCATTAGCAATTTCTGATAGATCAGGAATGGTATATCCATATTCTGAAATGGTTAGAGAATGGAATGGGTCTTTAGTTCACACTTCAGAGTTTGAAGCAAAGCAGCCACAGTTAAGTCCTAAACCTGTAGGTTCAGACCCTCAAGCTTTATACAATCCAAGAACACAACCATCTTCTAAAACAAGTTTAATACTTTTAAACAACAATCCATTTACATCTATTATTTCTGGTGGTGTAACTTATATAAATGTTTTTTCAGAAAACCATCAAAGAGCTGCAGCTTCTATCGTAAGATTTAGAGGACCTCCACAAGTAACAAGTGCTGGGCCTGGTGGTTCTGATCCGGCTGATTTAAAAAATTTACAATCATTTGCTAACATTCCAACTTTTGATAATGTTAGTGATTTAAATAATGTAAATGGTTTTACAATTGCATTGGGCCAAATAGATGCTGCTGGTAATGTTACTGGATCAACAACATCTGATCCAATAACCAATCCCATAAATTATTTTTACATAACTAGCACTAGTAATGCAACGTCAGGTAATATAGAAGGTGGTGGAGCAAATTGTTCTGCAGGACCAGTAACACTTGAGGTAGTAAACGGATAATGGCATACACTTTAGATAATTTAAGAACTGATATTAGAAACTACACAGAAGTAAGTAGTAATGTATTAAGTGATTCTGTTTTAGAAAGAATTATAGTTAATGCAGAAAATAAAATTACAAGAGCAATAGATACTGATCAAAATGTATTTTATGCAACATCTAGTATGGTAATTGGAAATAGATATGTAACTATTCCAGATGACTTAAGAGCGATTAGATATGTTCAATTAACAGATCAAGAAGGTAATCAATATTATGTAGAACAGAGAGATACAAGTTTTATAGCAGAATACTATTCTACGCCTGATACAAATGCCGTAGATATTCCAAAATACTATGCTAATTGGGATGAAACTTTTTGGGTTGTAGCCCCAACTCCTGATAAAAGTTACGCTATTACACTTGCTTATGACAAAGAACCTATAAGTATAACTGATACAACACTGCCGGCAGCAGCACCAGCGGCTACTAATGGAACTTATTTATCAAATAAATATCAAGATTTGCTTTTATATGCTTGTCTAGTAAATGCATATGGATACTTGAAAGGTCCGCAAGATATGTTACAATACTACACAAAAGCATATAGTGAAGCTATAGAATCGTATGCTGTCGAACAAATCGGCATCAGACGTAGAGACGAATATCAAGATGGTGAAGTTCGTGTTCAACTTAATGTTAAATCACCATCAAGTTAATAAGGAGATAAAATAATATGACAAATGTAGTACCTTTTAGTTTTGGAATCTCACTACTTTCCGGTCATCATGATTTTGCAAATTCTGGAAACACTTTTAAAATTGCTTTATATACAGCAGGTTCAGGTGCACCTTACACTACTTCAAGCACAGTGTATTCTTCAGGAGTTGCTAATGAAGTCGGAACAGGAAGTGGAAGTCAGTACGCAACTGGTGGAAATACTTTACTTGGTCAAGCAGTAGCTAACCAAACTAATGTAGCAACTGTTGATTTTACAGATACAGTTTGGGGATCAGGAACACCTGCAACTTTTAGTGCAGCATATGCAGTAATTTATAATAGCTCTACTGTTGATAGTACAGCTAACAGACTAGTTGTTGTTTTAGATTTCAATGGAACTAAATCTTGTTCTAACGGAACGTTTACAATTACATTCCCGAATCCAGCTTCTGGATCACCTGCTGGTTCTGATGCGATTATTAGTATAACTTCGTAATAGGAAAGTTAAATGGCTTTGGTTTTAAATGATAGAGTAAGAGAAACTAGTACATCACAAGGCACGGGTAATATAACTCTTGCGGGTGCGGTACAAGGTTTCATAACTTTTAATAGTGGTATTGCAACTTCTAATACTACTTATTACACTATCGCTGAACAAGGCACAGCAAATTTTGAAGTAGGTTTAGGAACTCTTTCAGGTTCTACAACTTTAGAAAGAACTACAGTTTTAAGTAATTCTGCTGGCACCACTTCAAAAATAAATTTTAATTCAGGTGGTTCAAGTACATTAGATGTATTTTGTACACTACCTGCAACTATAGCTAATTTACCTAGTCCGGTTGAATACGGTTCTTCATCAGCACCAGAATTAATTACTGTTACAGTTGGTACAAAAACAACAGCTCATCCATACTCGGGCCAAGGTTCTTCAAACGCTTATTTTTTAGGAGGTCTTGAATCTCCTGCTATTACTTTTACAGGTGCAGATGCATCTTACAAATATTACTACAGATTTGATCAATCCGATTCTACAAACAGTGGTCACCCTTTACTATTTTATTTAGAAGCAGATAAATCTACGGCTTACACAACAGGAGTAACTACTAACGGTACACCAGGATCATCTGGTGCGTATACACAAATAGCAGTTGATGTTAACACACCAAATGTTTTATACTATCAATGTTCGAGTCACGCTTACATGGGTAACTTTGCAAACACTATATCTAATTATGTTAATGGTGCTTTAAATGTAGGTACATTATTTAAAATGCCTGACAATACAGCTGCTAAAATATTAGTTGCAGATGGAACAAGTTATCAAGAATCTGCAATGTCAGGTGATGCAACAATTGCATCTGGCGGAGCATTAACTTTAGCAAACTCTGGTGTAACAGCTGCTAGTTATACAAATTCATCAATTACGGTAGATGCTAAAGGAAGAGTAACAACAGCATCTAGCGGATCAGGAGGAGCAACTAACGGGTTTGTGATTGCAATGTCGATCGCACTCTAGTATAAGGAATAATTATGGCACAGAATTTTAAAAATTACATCACAAGATTAACAGGAACAACACCAGTAGACGCTTTAGGCGGAGCTACTAACAGTATTGACTGTTTAATTAGCGTAAGAATGGCAAACGTTTTAACATCAACAATTACAATAGAAGCTTATATCGAAAGAGGTGGGGCTAACTATTATCTAATAAAAAATGCACCGGTTGTAAGTGGCGGATCACTTGAGCTTATTGACGGAGGAAGTAAAATTGTACTTGCTTCTGGAGATCAATTATATGTCAAATCAGATACAGCATCATCTTTAGATACAGTAGTAGGCGCAGTAGATGATATAAGCACGTAGGATAAATTATGGCTTATTTAGGAAACGCACCAGCAAGAAGTTTTATAAGTTTTGAAAGACAAGTATTTACTATTGTCAATTCTCAAACTGCATATACGCTATCACATAGTGTTACTAACGAAAATGATATTAGACTTGTTGTAAATAATGTAGTCCAAGAGCCAGGATCAGGTAAAGCTTATACAGCAACAGGAACAGCTCTTACATTATCTGCAGCATTAACAAATGGTACAGATGAAATGTACTGTGTATTTTTAGGTAGAGCAACTGCAACAAATGCACCTGGTGCAGGATCCGTGGGCACTTCACAATTAGCAGATTTAAATGTGACTACAGGAAAAATTGCAGCGGACGCAGTTACAAATGCAAAAATCGCTGATGACGCAATTAGCGATGAACAACTTGATCCAACTGTAATTACAGGACAAACAGCAGAAACTTCTATTGCTACAGACGATTTAATTTTATTATCCGATACTTCTGCATCTGGTGCATTAAGAAAAATGACTAGAGCAAACTTTGTATCTGGTGTTGGTTCAACTAACACTCCAAATTTTAGAGCATTTAGAAGTTCAGCACAAAGTTTTAGTGCAAGTACTACTACAGATGTTCAATTTAATGCTACAATGTTTGATAGTGCTTCTGCATTTAACACATCTAATGGAAAATTTACAGTACCAAGTGGTCAAGGTGGAAAATATTCTTTAACCACAAGTTTAAGACTTAATAATTCTAGCGTAAATAATGAAGTAGCTATTTATTTTTTTGTAGGTTCTTCAGAAAAATCATTTTCAAACAAAACAGTAGGTGGAAATTATCCAACTGTGATACATTCAGATATATTATCATTAAGTGCTGGAAATGAAGTAATTGTAAAAATTTATACAAATGTAAGTAGTCCAATATTAGATGGTGGTGGAGCTGCTTTATACACAACTTTTGAGGGATTTAAATTAGCAGAATAGGAAAATAAATTATGGCAATAGATAAAATAACAACACCCGCAATAGCAGATGGAGCAGTATCAGCAGATACTCTTACATCAACTGTAATTACAGGACAAACTGCAGAAACATCAATAGCTACAGATGATTTAATTTTATTATCAGACACATCAGCATCTGGTGCATTGAAAAAAATGACTAGAGCAAACTTTGTATCTGGTGTTGGAGAAACTAATACTCCATTTTTTTTAGCATATCAAGCAG